TAGTGCCTTTTTGTAAATAGGAGCCATAGGGCAATGGAGTCCCTACCTCAACCCTTCCTTTTTCAATCCGATATCGAATAGAAGATCGCAACAATCCTTGGCGTTGTAGTATTTGCATAATAAAACCCCGACTAGCCTTGTATTTAAGGGTTGATGGGGCTAGGTGTTCCCATTTCTCCCCGTAAGGACTCTGTTCCTTTTGAAAGTTCTCGTCGGTTGATGCCACCATAAACTGCCCGACTTTATGCAGTTCAGGTGTGAGGTTCTGAAACTTTCTGATTAATTTATTTAGATAATTTTGGACTTGGTTGGCAACGAATTTCAGGGATAGCATGGGGTTAAAAGTAAAATATATCCCCATACTAACCTGTTAAACAAATTTGATGTTTAGCCCTCTAACAGAAACTGCTCTTGTTCTCTGATTACTCTCCAATCATCGTTATTTGCGTCCAGGGCTTCTTGTAAATCTTCCATAGTCCATTTGCTATAGTGGACTATTTTTTCCAACAGAAAGTCCAACGATTGCCGTGTGAAGACTTTTTCTAATATGTCATCCAACCCCGTCTCGGCAAACGCAGCCAACAAAATAATGGAATCTTGATTATTGTTAACTACTGCATCCCATGTGATTAACTTCGTAAAGTCTCTGGATGAGATGGTCTTGCTTCGGGTTGTCCCTCTAGCTTTCTTTATTTCAGAGTCCTGAGTCGTACCAGAAAAACCAAGCCCTAGCAAAGACTTAAGAACTTCTGATTCACTTTTTAATAAACGCCCCAAGAAATCTTTCCCCCGACCGATTGCAATTCCGGCCCCAACAATTCCGATCCGTTTCTCTCCATTCGGGAACAGATAACAGTCAATAGTTCTATTCCCTAGAGTTAATTCAGCACGGACTGATCGTATAATGTCTGACATGGTGAACCTTTTGTTTAATAGATGGAGGTTTACAGATCCTTGGGTGTTGATAGCACCGCGAAGGATATTATTCTGCGGGTTTCTTGATTGTCTTTCTTTTGGTTGTGCGAACTGTAGAAACCCTTACACAGTAGGCATTCTAGCCTTTTAGAGTCCTGTTTTTCTGCTTTTGTGCGAACTGTAGAAACCCTTACACAGTAGGCATTCTAGCCTTTTAGAAAGTTTAGCTTTTCTGATAAAAAATCAGCCTAAACTCAATTAATTATATCACGCACACTAAACCAATTCCGATCCGTTTCTCCCCATCTGGGAACAAATAGCAATCAATACTTCTGTTGCCTAATACCATTTCGGCACGAATTGATCGTATAATGTCTGACATAGTGAACCATCTCCTTGAAAGTGTTGGTTTACAAGCCTCTCGTAGTGCGTAAACACCGCGAGAGGCAATTATTATTAAATTATATCATTTTTGCTTTGGACAAAACAGAGGATAAATTTGTCCTTGATTAAATTTCTTCGGTTTCTATTATAGTAAGATCACCTTCTTTTCTTACACTTTTAATTTTATGTCTCGTATTTTTTGATACGACAACCTCGTCCTCTCTCTGTCCAAATGTACTTAAATTTCTAATAGACACACCCGATTTATTCGGTGCTTTAACGATAACAGGATAGGTTTTCTTGACAGAAGATAGGTTCATGCCAGCAAAATCCTTGGCTTTCTCATAATTAGAAGTCCAAGAAGCGTGGGCGTTTTGGTTCCCCAGAATTCCATCTTCGCCTTTCACAAACTTATTAAGTTCTTCTTCAGAATCAAAATTCAATCCCCTAGATATTTCTCCTGGGAATGGAGTGGATTGCTTTATAAATAAATCAAGGTTATCAGCATCTTTGCTGCTTCTGCCATTTTTCTGATCTTCTCTGATTTCGTAAGCATTCTCAGACCACTCTTTTACCGATTCAATAACACCCTCAGCGTCTTGAATACCAATTTTCTGCCCCTTTTTAGCCATCATATCCGAATACTCCTGGGCGTTTTTGGGAGTACCTTCATGGGTTCCATCGCCTAGTGTTCTGGGTGCGGTAAATTCCTGAACTGCGGTTGGTGCTATCTTTTTGTCTGCGTCCGAATTGGTTATTTCTTCAGTTTGTACATAGAATATGCCATCTTTCTCTGTAACACTTTTGACTTTGTGCTTGGCATCTTTTGAAACAATAACTTCCGATTCTTGAGGCTTTAGTCCTACATCCTTAATTGATACCCCCGTCTTGTTTTTTGCCTTAATAATAACAGGATAAGCTCCTTCTACATATTGAGACAAAGATGGATTTTCTTTGTAACTAGCTTTTGAAAAATCATAAGCTACTTTGTCATCAGAAGTCCATGAAGCATGAGCTTTTTGGTTGTCTAAAACGCCGTTTTCATCCCCTTTTAACCACGTCTCAACTTCTTCTCTACTATAGAAAAGAATCCCTCTACTTACATCCCCATCATAGGGTGTCATGCTTTTCATGAACCTATTGATATTTTCCTCGTTTTTATTTGGCCTCCCATCTTTTTGATCGTCTCTGACCTCATCGGAGTCTGTGATCCATCTTTTGACTGATTTAATGATTTTCTCAGCCTCCTCTATAGTAATGTTTTCCCCTTTTTTAACCATCGCCTCGTAGTATTCTTGTGCGTTTTTAGGGGTTCCTTTGTGGGTTCCATTTCCAATAGTAATTAGTGGGGATTCAGACTTTTTTGCTTGTACTTCAGTATCAGTTACTTCCTCAGTTTCTACATATATTATGCCATCTTTTTTCGTAATGTTCTTAACTTTGTGTTTTGCCTCTTTTGGTACAATAACCTCGTTCTGCAAAATATACTCAGTAGGCCCCATCTTTTTAATTGACACTCCTGTTTTGTTTATGGTTTTGATCATGACAGGCTGCCCTTCTCTACCGAATCCCCTCCTCTTCGCATAGTCCTCGGCATAGTCCTCCCTGGAAGTCCACGAAGCATGAGCCCCTTGATTATCCAGTATTCCATCTTTATCACCCTTTAACCAGTTCATTGCTTCTTTCTCTGAAGCAAAGTTTATGCCTCTATGTATTTCCCCTTTGATACCTTCAAATCTCTCGTCATTATATGGAGTTGTATTTGCAATGTATTTAGAAATTAAATTTGCGTCTTCGTTAGGTTTATTTTCTTTTTGTGAATTTCTAACTGGGTCGGAATCTTGAGTCCATCGCCTGATTGCTTCATGTGTCGCCTTGGCCTCGTCTTCCGTTATCTCAATTCCGGCTTTAGTCGCCATATCATAATACTCCTGTGCATTCGTAGGAGCATCTCTATGAGTTCCATCTCCAATTCGTTTAGGAGTATCTTTAACTATTTCCTCTTTCGGGACTAAAGGCGATTCTTGTTCTTGCGATCGCTCCCCTTGAACTTTTACTGACTTTTGTTTTACTGCTTCAACGGATTTAACCCTCTTATCCGACTCGATAACTGTGTCTATTATCGTTTTAACCTTCTTCATTTTGCCTTGAGCATTTGACATGGCTTTTAGCCCATCTCTGTCCAAGCTCCAATCAACATCCGATTTGCCTAAATCAACAATTGCTTTTTTAGCCTGACTCTCGTCATCGAAACTCCCTAAAGCCATGCCACTTTTAACATGAGTGACATTATATTTTGCCGTGGGACTCTTGCTATCTCTGTTTACACCAAGGTTTCCATAGATTTGACCATCAACTGTTTCGCTTCCAGTTTTGGTTTCGATTTTATATGTTCCGTTTCTTCCCTCTAATTTTTTAGACTCGGATTCTAGCCAATTGTCATACAATTCATTTACTGAGTTATCCTTGGATTTTAGCTTGGGTCTAGGGGGAGAATTATCCTCGACTTTTATCGCCTTCTGCTTTGGAGTTTTGGCGACCTTAGCCTTTGGAGTCTTGGGTGCTTTAGTTGTTAACGGGATAGGTTTAGTTGTCGAATCAGAATCACTGGGACTAACTACGGGAACCGTTATCTTAACATCGGGAGAAAGAACATAAGTTTCCGATTCTTTGCTCCCGTCAGGAAGGATCTCTTTTGCAAAAGCATCCCTGGTATATTCATATTTTTGTTTAATATGATCACCAGTCCTGTCCATTTTTAGGTATAGATAGAAAGTATCACCTTTTTTGAGATCATCTTTGGTGATCACTCTTTCGGTTCCAGAGTCTACAGCAGATTTAATGGCACTATCAACGGAATCAACCGACTGTTTTGACAGTTTTTCAGCTTTAATTTCTTCTGCTTTCTTTTCAGCTAAGTTTTTATCTATATCCTTTTGTTTTTGAGGATCATCTTCAACTGTCCATGCACCAGTCGGGACAGTCATCTTACTGGGCTTACCTGCTTTTGTCTTTTCCCAACCTTTCTCTATAACCATCGTGTTCCCGTCGGGATTAACCTTGAGAACTTTGGCTTTCCATTTTTTCGATCCAATAAGTGATCCCGTGACGGAATAAACGGAATCACCCGCTATGGGTACTAAATAGCCATTCGGTCTTTTGGCTCTATCTGATCCAGTTGCTTCCTTCTTGACTTCTGAAACAAGCGGCTCCGGTGGCTTTGGAGTTAATTTATTATCTTCTTGCTTCTTGGTTGGGTCATCCTGAACAGCTTTAAATTTCCCTGCTGCGGCTCTGAGTTTATCGACTTTTTCTTGGGAGGGTTTATCCGGTAAATCTGATTTGCAATTCTTATTCAACCCAATACAGGCTTTGCCGCAGTTATAGGAGGTATTGCCACACTTAGGTTTTTCCTTCCTCTTGGTTTTAACTGCGTCATACCGATAGGTGTACCCTTTAGAAAATTCTTCCCACACCACTGGATCGATATCCGCGCTGTCTATTCTTTTCCAGGTAAACGGTTTGAAGGTAATGGAATCCCCAATCTCAAACTCAAAAACACGGGATCTAATGGCGTCCTTAAACCGTCCTTTGATGATGTTTTTGTTGCCTACTTCAAAATCCAGAACGATAACCGGAGAGTTGTAGGCAAATGGCATCGACAAGACTTGAGAAATACCAAGTTTCATCTGCACTTCTGTTGGGGCAGCATCAAGGCGGAGGGGTGTTTGATAACTTGAAATTGTGATCATGTTTTTAAAAATCAATTAATTCTAGTTTTTTTTGATTGGATCTGTTTTAGTTTACTTTTAAAATATTAATCTAGTTCCACTGAAACAACTCCTCCCCTTTCTCTTTGACAGAAAATATCTTACTATTGGTTTTAAGATTTTCAAAATGACTATCTAATTGCTGTCGAGAAATTCCATTTTTTTTGGCATAATCATCTAACAACTTATTACGTTTAATTGCTACAACCCCCTGTAGTTCCTGTTTTCTTTTTTCTTCGTTATAAAATTCTTTAAAATCTTTCTCGAATTTAGTATAAGATATCTGTTTTTCTTTGATCGCTTTTTGTCCTGCACCCAGGTCTTTTGTTTTAGAGGATTTGGGTGCAGGTTGTTTTTTCTGCTCTTTGGGTGTCTGTCCTCCAGCCCAAGATAATAATTCTTCTCCTTTCTCCATTACTGAGAATATTTTTTTATTATCTTTTAATTTCTCGAAATAATCCTCTAACTGTTCACGGGGAACATTGTACTTCCTTTCGGCAATATCTAACATCTGCCTGCGTTTAATTGCTACAACACCTTTTAATTCTTGCTTCCTTTGCTCCTCAAAATAAAGGTCTTCAAAGTCGCTCTCAAAATTAGAGTAAGAAAGTTTCTTGTCCTTTGATTCAGAAACTTTTGTTTTCTTCTGTTTTTCTCCCCCTTCTTGCCCCTCTTTAAAATTCTTCGCCAGAGACTTTAGTTTATCTATTCTATCTTTTGAGTTAGCATCATCGGGGTTGCACCTGCAATTTTTCTTAATATTTATACAAGATTTACCACAATTATAAGATGTGGGCTTCACGCACTGCGGCTTTTTTTTAGCCCCTCCGGGTGTATCAAAGCGAAAGCTATAACCAAGGGAAAAATCCTCCCATTCCTCCTCATTGTCCAGTCGCCCAATCTTAAAAGGGCTAAAACGGATATCGTCCAAAATCTCGAAGCTAAACACACGAGGACGATCAGCATCCTTAAACCGTCCCGTAATTTTACCATCATCACCCACCTCAAAGTCCAAAACAATAACCGGAGAATTATAAATTAACGGGAGGGATAGTGTTTGGGTGATCGCTAACCGCATCTGTTCCTTGGTAGGAGCAGCATCAAGGCGAGGGGGATTTTGACGGTTTAAGGTAGTGACCATTGTTTTTGAGAATAGATTTACCGAGTCTTTCTGTACGGGTGCAGGTCGGGGTTTACCAGTCTTCCGGCCCTTGAGCTACAAAACGCTTGGCACGTTCTCGTTTTTCCTCTTCT